ACCTTCCGCGTTTCTCTCCCCACGGTTCCGGAGGGTCCCCGCCGATGGCCGCACGTCGCCGAACCTCGACCGACGATCCGGCTCCGGCGAAGAGCTCGAAGCGTCCAGCGCGTAAGGCGACCGCGGCGAAGCCTCGGACGTCCCGTAAGCGTCAGGCTCCGCCCGAACTAACGCCGGTCGAGCAACGTCGCGCGGATCTCGTGGAGCTCCGGCGCCGTGTGCTGGCTGCGCTCGACCTGGCCGAACCGGGTCAAGTCCCGGCGCTCGCTCGTGAGCTCCGCACGATCGACGCCGAGCTCGTCGAGCTCGTCCCCGAGGAGGTCTCACGAGTTGACGATCTCGCCGCCCGACGTGCTGCTCGGAGGTCAGGGTCCGCGGGTCGCGGTCGCTCCGCAGTCGGTCAGTAGCGCCGGAGCGGAGGCGATCGAGCTCGCCGCGTCGGCCGGTCTGATCCTGGACGAGTGGCAGGGGACCGTATTGGACGCGGCGCTCGGGGAGCGTGCCGATGGCCGGTGGGCGTCGGTCGAGGTCGGGCTCGTGGTCCCTCGTCAGAATGGGAAGGGCGCCGTGATCGAGGCGCGCGAGCTCGCCGGTCTGTTCCTGTTCGGTGAGGAGCTGATCCTCCACTCGGCGCACGAGTTCAAAACCGCTCAGGAGGCGTTTCGTCGTCTGCTCGGGCTGATCCAGTCGACGCCGGATCTCGAACGGCGGGTCGCTCGGGTTCGGACGTCTCACGGCGAGGAGGGTGTCGAGCTCGTCGGCGGTGGACGTCTGCGGTTCGTGGCGCGATCGAACTCGTCCACGAGAGGGTTCTCGGGTGACTGTCTGATACTGGACGAGGCGTTCCGGCTCCCACCGCACGCGGTGGCCGCTCTGCTCCCGACGATGAGTGCTCGTCCGAACCCTCAGCTATGGGTTCTCACGTCGTCGCCGCCGACGGTCGACGAGAACTCGGAGCATCTTCGCCGGATGCGGGCTCGTGCTCTGTCTGACGCCCCGGGTCGTCTCTGCTGGTTCGAGTGGTCGTCTCCGGCGGAGGTCGATCCGGACGACCGGGAGGCGTGGGCCGCTGCGAACCCGGCGCTAGGTCATCGTCTCGACGTGGAGTTCGTGGAGACGGAGCGGGCGGCGTACACCGACGAGGCGTTCCTCGTGGAGCGTCTCGGCGTGTGGCTGGAGGCTTCGACGGCGTCGAAGATTCCGGCGTCCGTGTGGGAGTCGGCGTGTGATCCGTCGGCGTCGGTCGATCCTGGGGTCGAGGGCGGCGTCGTGTTCGCTCTGGATATGCCGCCGGATCGGTCGATCGTGTCGGTCGCCGTGTCCGATGGTCGCGTCGTCGAGCTCGCCGCTCAGGTCGCTCCCGCCGACGCGGTGGACTGGGTCTCTGAGCGTGTCGCCCGGTGGCGGCCGCGTGCGGTCGTGGTGGATTCCACGGGTCCGGCGTCGAGTCTGATTCGGGACCTCGACGACCTCGACGTCCAGGTCGTGACGACGGGAACGCGAGCGTTCGCCGAGGCGTGCGCCCGGTTCTATGACCTGGTCGTGTCCGGAGAGCTCCGGCATCGCGGACAGGCGGCGCTCACCGCTGCGGCGTCGACGGCGTCGACGAGACGTCTCGGGGATTCGTGGGCGTGGGCGAGGTCGAGCTCGGCGGTCGATATCAGCGGTCTAGTCGCAGCGTCGCTCGCCGTTTCGGGCGCTCTGACTGTCGAGAGGGCAGCGGCGGCGGAACCGTCGCCGCGTCCCGTGTTCGTCTACTGAGAGGCCGGTCCGTGCGTTCGTTCCTGACTTCGATCCTCGAACTCGTCGGGCTCGTGCTGATCGTGGCCGCCGCTTGGGCGGTCGCGACTCCTCTCGGTCTGTTCGTCGCGGGGGTCGTGTGCGTTCTCGTTGGGTTTCTGCTGAGTGACGGAGTCGGCCGGTGAGTCTGTTCGCCCGGTCTCGTCGGGACGCTCTGAGAGGCTCTGAGACGCGTTCGGTTTCGTTCCAGGACTTGTGGGGGTCGGACACCGAGTATCGGCGCGACGGGGCCGTAGAACCTGCGAGACGGGCGATCCGGCTCGACGCCGTGTTCGCGTGCGTTCGTCTGATCGGGACGTCGTTCGCGCAGATCCCGTGGGACGTGTATCGGGACGGGTCGAAGGAACCGGTTCGGCCGACTCCGCCGCTCGTATCGTCGCCGTCGCCGCTGGTGCTCCCGTCGGCGTGGCGGTTCCAGCTAGCGACGTCGCTCGCTCTGTGGGGGAACGCGTACGGGATCGTCGGCGGTCGGGATCGTCTCGGGTACCCGGCGCAGGTCGAATGGCTCCTCCCGGATCGCGTCCAGGTTCAGCGGACCGGAGCGTCCGTCGAGTACCGGATCGACGGCGTCGCCGCTGAGAACGTGTTCCACGTTCAGTTTCAGCCGCTCCCGGGTGAGGTCGTCGGAATGGCGCCGCTCGAATACGCCGGGCTCGTCGAGCTCGGTCGGGAGGCTCAGGCGTTCGGCCGTAAGTGGTTCACAGAGGGCGCGACGCCGTCGGCGATTCTCTACTCCGAGGCCGAGCTCTCGCCCGAGGACGCGCGCCGGATCTCCGGATCGTTCGTCTCTGCGATCCGGCGTCGTCGTCGTCCGGCCGTCCTGGGAGCGGGGCTCCGGTACGAACAGGTCTCGGTAGGTGCGTCCGAGTCGCAGTTCCTCGACACGATCCGGGAGAACCGTGCCCAGGTCGCGACCGTGTTCGGGATCCCGCCGGAGATGGTCGGCGCATCCGTCGGCGGCGGCGGGTCGATCACGTACGCGAACCGGGAACAGAGGTCGCTCGACTTCCTGACATTCTGCCTCGGCGGCTACCTCCAGGCCGCCCAGGATGCGCTCACCGCGGCGCTCCCGCGTGGTCAGGTCGCCCGGCCGACGACCGCTGCGCTCCTCCGCTCTGACCTACTGACTCGCTATCAGGCGCACGAGATCGGGATCCGAGCTCGGATCCTCACCCCGAATGAGGCGCGCGACATTGAGGATCGGACGCCCCTCCCGGGCGGAGACACGTTCCCGCTCCTACCCGGGCAGGCGCCGACGGCGGTCGACGGGGCGGTCGACGGTCCGGACGACGGGCCCGACCACGTCGACGAGACGCGTTCAGCGAGCCCGCGAGAGATCGCCGAGCTGATTCAAAAGGTCTACCTGGGCGTCGGCGTCGTCATCACCGCCGAGGAGGCACGCGCGCTAGCGAATCGTGCCGGGGCGGACCTGGGAGTCGCCCCGGAGGGTCTAGGGGTTCGGTCGATCGACACGGATCGGACCGCAACGGTCGAGCATCGCGCCACCTATTCGCCGCCGGATCCGGTGCGAGTCGCCGCTCGACGTGCGCTCGACTGGATCGCAGAGGGTCTCGCGGGTTCCGGGTTCACCGATACGGGTCGACGCCGAGCGTCGCAGCTCGCGAACGGAGAGCCGGTCTCGCTCGACACGATCCGGCGAATGGTCTCCTACTTCGCTCGTCACGCCCCGGATCGTGACGCCGAGGGATTCGACGAAGGGGAGGACGGGTATCCGTCCCCCGGTCGGGTCGCGTGGGACGCCTGGGGAGGCGACCCGGGTCGCGACTGGGCCGCCCAGGTCCTCGACGACGCGACGGGCGACGCCGGTCGCAGCGCACACGATCTCCCGGCACGGCCGGACCACGACCTCTAGGAGGGGTCCCCCATGCGAAACGAACGTCGAGATGCCCGCGGAGCGGTCGAGCTCCGCGCCGAAGCCGACACCCCGTCGACCCTCACCGGGTACGCCGCTCTCTTCGAGCGGATGAGCTCGAACCTCGGAGGGTTCGTCGAGACGATCGACTCGCGGGCGTTCGCCGACACCCTCGCTCGTGGCGGGAACGTCCTCGGCGTCGTGAATCACGACCCGTCGTGGCTCCTCGGTACGGTTGGGTCCGGGACACTCGACGTCGTGACTGACGACTCCGGGCTCCGCTACTCGATCGACCTCGACCTCGACGACCCCGACGCCGTGCGAGCGGCCGCGAAGGTCCGGACCGGGAAGATGCGCGGGTCGTCGTTCGCGTTCCGAACGGTCGCCGACGAGTGGTCCGCGACCGAGGATGGGACACCGCTTCGGCGTCTGCTCTCCGTCGCTCTGTACGACGTCGGTCCGGTCGCGTCGCCCGCCTACCCGGACACCGAGACGGACGGTCCGGCGGCGCTCCGCTCGCTCGCTCAGGCCGTCGACGCCGACCTCGACGAGGTCGTCGCCGCCGCCCGGGCAGGAACCCTCGACCGGTTCCTCGGTTCCCGGTCGATCACACAAGAGCTCGAGCCGGTCGCCGAGTCGACCGGTTCCGAGGCCACGACCCCGGGCGACCCCCAGGTCGTGAACCTCGCGCACCGGCACGCCTTGGAGGCGCGCCGACCCTCAACCTGGCGCCCCGTGTGAACCACAGGCGCCGAACGTCCCAACTCTCAACCTGACAGAAAGGGGTCCGCCATGGATCCGATCATCAACCGCCTGCACGAGCAGAGGCTCCGCGCCTGGGAGGCCGCGAAGGCCATCCTGGACGTCGCCGACGCCGAGGGTCGCGCTCTGACCGCCGACGAGGAGAACGGCTACTCCGCCGCGATCGCCGACGTCGACGCCCACGACGCCCGCCTCCGTGACCTCGCCGACGC